CACAGTTCAATTCCCAGCTCAAACAGCAGGAAACGCAATCGTTCAAATAGCATAGGAGTAAAAAATGGCTGACGTTACACTCACAGTAACGGGTCTTTCTTCTACTTCATCTTTAGGAGACCTGTCATACACAGGCGCTACTTCAGGATACGGTCGTTATAGTTGGGGACAAGCTGGTTGGAATGATTCTACTTTAATTGAACAAGGTTGGGGTAGAGAAAGTTGGGGCTATCAATCTTGGGGTGATACACCAATTGTTACACTTCCAGCCCTATCATCATCAACTGCTCTTGGATCATTAACAGCAGAAGTAAAACCTGGTTGGGGTACACTTAATTGGGGTGAAAATGGTTGGGGTACTGTTGAGTCAGCAGTATTTAATTTAACTGGTCTATCTGCTACTGCTAGTGTTGGAATTCTTACAGCAGAAGATGTTGTAGGCTTATCTGGTCAATCAGCTACAAGTGCAGTAGGAAGTTTAACTGCATTTTCTGATCACACACTCACATTATCTGGATTAGGTTTAGTATCAAGTGTAGGTTTATTATCTATAGATGATCATTCAATTGGTCTATCTGGTCAATCAGCTACAAGTGCAGTAGGAAGTATATCTCCGGCGGATGTAATGGGTATAACTGCTCCGTCTGCTGCTCAAACAGCAGTTGGTTCAATTTCAATCTCATCTAACCCTGTTATAGATATAACGGGTGTTTCTGCGACAACCGCTATAGGTTCTTTAACCATAGATAATATAACTCCAGCATTATTAGCAGGTCAATCAGCTTCGACATCTTTAGGAACTTTAACTACAGTTCAAGTAACCAATGCTAGTCTAGTGGGTCTAGGACAGGTAGCGACTTCTACGGTTGGAGAATTAATAACCCTAGGATATCAAGATATTGATATTATTGGAAATACAAGTTATACTGCTGTTAATAAAACAAATGGCGCAAGTTATTCTGATGTTGACGTAGTAGGAAATACATCGTATACAGACGTAACTCACGTAGTTTAGGAGAAAAAAATTATGGCTTCAACATATTCGGATCTTGGGATCGAACTAATGGCGACCGGTGAAAATGCCGGTACATGGGGAACAAAAACTAATACAAACTTAACTCTTATAGAACAACTTACAGGTGGATATGTTTCTCAAGCTGTAACTGATTCAGGAACACCAACAGCTTTAGCAATTGATAATGGTGCATTAACAGGTGTAGCACAAAATAGAGTTATAGAACTTACGGGATCAATATCTGGAAGCAGAGTTGTTACTTTCCCAGTTAACACAGAAAATTTTTATTTTATTAAAAATAGTACATCGGGTTCACAAACAGTTCAGTTAAAAGCTGCATCGGGTTCTGGTGCAACGGTAACTTTTGCAGCAAGTAATAAAGGTTGGAAAGCTATTTATTTAGATGGTGTAGCGACTAACACAGGTGTTTATGAAATTGAAATAGATACTGTCGCAACTCCGGCAGGATCAGATACACAAGTTCAATTTAATAATAGTGGTGCTTTTGGTGGAGATGCAAATTTTGTTTGGAATTCATCAACAGGTTTAAACATAGGTTCTCAAAAAGAACTAAGACTTCAAGATACTACGGGTGGAGAGTATGTGGGTCTAAAATCGGCTGGTACAGCGACTTCTTACACAATGACGCTTCCAGCAGCTGTAGGCTCTGCTTCTCAAGCTTTAGTAACAACAGATGGCTCAGGAACTTTAGGGTTTACATCAACATCAACTTTCGGTATAACAACAGGAAAAGCGATTGCAATGGCAATTGTTTTTGGATAAAAGGATTAAATTATGGCAAACCCAAATATAGTAAATGTAACATCAATCTTAGGTGGAAACCTTGGTTTTAATTTATCTAACACTTTAACTGCAACTTTATTAACAGTTGATGCAGAAAAATTATTAAAAATTAATAGAATTACAGTTGCAAACGTAGACGGAACAAATGCAGCAGATGTAGATTTATTTGTAGATGGTTTAACAACTGCTGGAGCAACAGGTATTACTCCAACAGGTGCAGATGCAACAGTTTATTTAGCAAAAACAGTTTCAGTACCAGCTGACGCAACGTTAGTATTGGTTGATACACCTATCTATCTTATGGAAGGCGATATATTAAAAGGTGGAGCTAGTGCTTCAGGCGATTTAGATTTATTTATATCTTATGAAGTTATAGACGACGCTTAGGAGGTTTAAATTATGGCGCAGAACGGCGGAATAATTGGACCAGTAAACATAACGTCTTTTGGAAGGTGCACAACTACAACTAAAACATCAAACACACCTAGTATAGTTACAACTCAACCAGGGACAAGATTAGTACAAGCAACGATTGTTGCTGGTGGTGGAGGTGGTGGATCTGACAGAGGTGGTGGAGGTGGTGCTGGAGGAATGGTTTGTCAAGAAATTCCTACTTCAGGAAATACTGCTTTAGGAGCAGTAGTAATTGGTGCTGGTGGAGCTTTTGGAAAATATAATGTAGACACTGGAGATTCCGGATCAAATTCAAGTTTAGTAGTTTGTGGAACAACTTACACTGCAACAGGTGGTGGAGGTGGTGGTTCAGGAGCCGCTAGTGCAACTGCATCTATTACAGATGGAAATCCTGGTGGATCAGGTGGTGGTGGATCAAATCAAGCTCCGAGAACTGCTGGCACAGGAACTGCATGTCAAGGTAATGATGGTGGAGCTGGAGCTTGTAATCAAGCCTCTGGTGGCGGTGGTGGAGCTGGAGCTGCAGGAACGCCAGCCCCTGCTAGTACAATAGGTGGAGCTGGTGGAGCTGGAAAAGTTTCTTTAGCAACAGGATGTAGTTATGCTGGTGGTGGCGGTGGTGGAGCTGCTAGTGCGACTGCTGGAGCAGGCGGATCAGGTGGCGGTGGAGCTGGTTCGGCTGGAGATGCTGGAGCTAAAGCAACAGCAGGAACTGCAAACACTGGCGGTGGTGGTGGCGGTGGAACAGGAGCAAATTGTTGTAGTGGAAATAATGGTGGATCAGGAATTGTAGCAGTAAAAGAATTAAATAAAGCATCAGGAGTTTGGTCATTAGCAGATCAACTTGATGCACTAGAAGAAGGCACATGGCCAAAATTTGTAACATATACTATGGACTACATGGTAGTAGCTGGTGGTGGAGGTGCAGGTTCCTCACGTTCTGGTGGTGGAGGTGCTGGTGGATTTAGAGAATCTAGTGGTGCTAATACAGGTTGCTATACAGCATCACCGTTAGGAAGTGGTGTAACAGGTTTTACATTAGAAGAAGGTACTTATTCAATTACAGTTGGTGGAGGAGGAACAGGTCAACCTTTCGGTTCTCCTCCTGGTTGTGCAGCAACAAAAGGTTCAAATTCTGTTTTAGCAACTCCAACTCCAATTACATCTACTGGTGGTGGTGCTCCGAGTCCAAGTGGACCGGTACGTGATGGTGGTTCAGGAGCTGGAGCTAGATGCTCATCGTGCAAAGGATCTGGTAATACTCCTCCGGTTAGTCCTGCACAAGGTTTTGGTGGTGGATTTGGACTTGATAATGCTGGTGGTGGTACTGGTTTCAAAGCAGCTGGTAGTGGAGGTGGTGCAACAGCAGTTGGTGGTACTACAACATTAGGACCTCCAGGCGGTGCTTGTACAGTTAATCCTCAAGCTGCAAGATCTGGTGGAGCGGGTGCTACAACTTCAATTACTGGTTCTCCAACAGCGTTTGCTGGTGGTGGCGGTGGTGCAATAGAATTTGGTGGTGGTGGATGTGTTAGTCCTAGTATGAGTGGTAATTTAGGTGGAGCTGGTGGTGGAGGAAATGGTGGAGCTTCTCCAGGATGCGGTACATCAGGGACTGTAATTACAGGTACAGCTGGAACTGCTAACACTGGAGGTGGTGGTGGTGATGGTAGTGAAGGTGGTCCAATTTCTAATCCTCCAGGTGCTTCATCTGGAAAAGCAGGTGGATCAGGTATTGTAGTAACAAGATTTCCAAGCGCTGCAACTGTAGCAGTAGCCCCTGGTAGTAATGCAGTAACAACAGCACCTTGTGGTGCAAAAGTTGCAACATTTAATGTATCTGGAACGTTGACTATCAGTTAAAATTAAATTATAAATATAAATTTTAAGGAGTAAAAATATGGCACATTTCGCAGAATTAAAAGCAATGACAGATCCTACAGGATTTACGTCAGATTCACATCAAGTAGTACAAAGAGTTGTAGTTGTAGGAAACGATGTAGTTCCTTCAGACATGCATGTTGATGGAGAAACATGGTGTATAAATTTTTTTAAAGGTGGAATTTGGAAACAAACTTCTTACAATCATAATTTTAGAAAACAATATGCAGGAATAGGAATGATTTATGATCCTGTAAAAGATAAATTTTTAGGACAACAACCTTATGCATCATGGTCACTAGATGATAATGATGATTGGCAAGCACCAGTAACTTATCCAACAGTTACAGAAGAAGGTGATGTTAAATACATAATTTCTTGGAACGAAACAAAATACAATGCTGACAACACAAAAGGTTGGGAAGCAATTAAATCAAACGACGAATCGGAAACACCTACCAAATACGATTGGAATGGCACAGCTTGGGTGTCCGAATAGGAGGACACTTAAATGGCCAGATCTAATGGCGGTATAATCGGTAAATCAAATAAATCCTCTTTTGGAAAATGCACTCAAACTGTTTTTACATCATCTTGTTCAGTAACTACACAACCAGGAACTAGAGTTGTAAAAAGTTTAATTGTTGCAGGTGGTGGGGGTTCAGCTGGTGGTGGAGGTGGTGGTGGAGGTGGTGGTTTAAGAAATATAGAAGTACCAAATTCAGGAAATAGTGCATTAACAATTACAGTAGGTGCAGCAGGAACAGGGTGTGGACCTAGAAGTGGACCTTATCCAGGACCAGCAGGAGATGCTGGAGGACAAGGTGGGACTTCTTCAGTAGCATCTTGTGGAACAACTTATTCAGCGACAGGAGGTGGAGCAGGAACAGGAGTTAACTTTCCAGCCGGAGGTGGTGCTACTTGTGGATCAGGAGAGCCAGGAGGATCTGGTGGAGGTGGTGGTAATCAAGGTGGAGCTTGTAAAGCTCCAGGATCAGGTAATGCTGGAGGTTTTGACCCACCAGAAGGAAACAATGGTGGAAGAACAGCAGTCGGTACTCCTACAGCCGGAGGTGGTGGTGGAGGTGGTTCTGGCGCTGTCGGATCTAATGGAACAACAAACAATGGTGGAGCAGGTGGACCAGGAACAGATGTTAGTGGTTGTTTTCCAGGAGCACCAAATTCAGGAGTATACGCAGGCGGTGGTGGCGGTGCAGGTTTTTGTGGATCAAATACACCTAGTGCGCCAGGAGGTGGTGGACTTGGTGGTGGAGGTGGTAGTGATGCTGGAGCAGCTGGAACTGCAAACACTGGCGGTGGCGGTGGTGCTGGAGGGTTGCAAGGTCCAACAGGAACATACGCTGCTGGAGCAGCAGGTGGTTCAGGAATAGTTATCGTAAAAGAATTAACCAAAGCAAGTGGTGTGTGGTCACTTCAAAGTCAAATGGCAGCCAAGCAACAAGGAACATGGCCTAAACCTCAAGATACTTTTACTTTAGATTATTTAGTAGTAGCTGGTGGTGGGGGATCAAGATCTTTTTCTGATACATCAGGTGGTGGTGGAGCTGGTGGATATAGAGCATCAGGTTATGGACCTGCACCATTACAAGGTACAATAGAATCAGTTAGTGGATTTTGTGGAGCCAGTATTGACATAACAGTAGGTGGTGGTGGAGCTAAAGGTTCACAAGGAGGACCTTCAACATTTGGTACTATAACGTCAGCAGGTGGTGGAAGTGCAGACTCTCCTCAAGCTGGAGGTTCAGGAGGAGCACCAGGTGGTACGGGTAACTCACCTCCTACAGATCCGCCTCAAGGAAATAATGCAGGTCCAAATGGTGGTGGTGGTATTTTAGGTGTAGGACCTGGGAGATGTGGAGGAGCAGGAGCTCCTAACTTAATTAATTGTGGTGGAACACCTTTTTCAAGAACAGTATTTGCAGGTGGTGGAGCAGGAGGATCTGATCCCCCTGGAGGATCACCCGCACCCAATCCAAACGGAGGACCTGGTGGAGGTGGTCAAGGTGGAGCTAGAGGAAACGATACTTCTACTCCTGGTGCAGCTAATTCAGGTGGTGGAGCTGGAGGACAAGGTGCAAACCTTAGTGGTGAAAGTGGAGGATCAGGTGTTGTAATTGTTAGAGGACCAAGTGCAGTTACATTTGCAGTAACTCCTTGTACTAATGCTACGGCTACTCACCCTGGTGGAGATAAGATAGCTACATTTACAGTTTCAGGAACATTGACAGTTTCATAATAAATGTTATATTAAGTTCATAAAGACATATGAACCTTATAAACTATTATTGGTATTTTAAATCAGCCATTCCAGAACGTATCTGTGATGACATTGTAAAATACGGTCATCAAATGCAAGATCAAATGGCAGTCACTGGTGGTTATGGTGATGTTAAAAAATTAAATTCAAAGCAAACAAAAGATTTAAAAAAGAAAAGAAAC